ACAATGCAAAGGTCAAAATTTTTTGAGGTTTGATTTTTGATGTTTAATCTTCAGTCCCTATCCCAGCTCGACCGCTCACGCCTTGCCGACTACAAGGCTAACCTCGACTTCTACAACGGCGAGCAGTGGCAGGACAAATCTGATCCTTCGCGTCGCTCAGGACGCCAGCTTGTCTTCAACTACGCCAAAATCGCCATAGACAAGGTAACCTCCTACCTCACGGAAGGCCTCAACTTCGCCTGCGAGCCTATAGAAAATCAAACATCAAATATCAAAAGTCAAAAAGACATAGCACGGGAAGCAGAGCAGGTTATTTATGACGTCTACCAGGCTAACAACCTCCAGGAGCTGGACTACGAGACCGAGGTTGACACCGCCATACTGGGGGACGGCTGCTTTAAGGTCACCTGGGACGCCCAGGAGAAGCGCATCAGGGTCACCAGCCCCGATGTCAACGGTCTCTACGCCTGGTGGCTGGGAGACGACCTGTCCAAGGTGTGGCAGGTGGCCAGCCGCTACCCGCTGACAAAAGACGAGTTAGAGCTGCTTTACCCTTCCCCTTCACTTGGTTCAGGGTCGAGGACAGGCCAGCGTAAGACCGACAAGAAGACAGTCACCATCACCGAGCTGTGGACAGCCAAGCAGTTCACCCTTTTTGTTGACAACGAAACCCTCGAGGACAAGCCCAACCCCTACGGCTTTATACCCTTCGTTATCTTCCCCAACTTAAGGCAGCCGAAGCATTTTTGGGGGACTTCGGATATACCCCCGCTACGCCAGGCGCAGCGAGAGCTTAACCGCGCCTTGAGCCAGCTATCACGCATCCTCGAGGTCTCAGGAAATCCCATCGCCGTACTGGAGGGCGTCGAGTCCGCCGAGGAAATCAAGGTCGCCCCCGGGCAGGTGTGGACCATACCCGAAGAATCGAAAGCCTATCTGCTTGACCTGCTTGCCGGCGGCGGCATCAGGCTGCACGTTGACTATATCGACATGATTTACCGCTGCCTGCACGACATCTCGGAAGCCCCCAGGGCAGCCTACGGCGGCATCGAGAGGGAGCTGTCAGGCGTCGCCCTCGAGGTCGAGCTGCAGAGCTTATTGCAGAAGGTCAGGCGCAAGAGAACCATCAGGACGGCAGCCTATGTCAGGCGCTGCCAGATGATTCTAGCTTTACATAAGCAGTTCGCCAGGCAAGACCTAACCAATGTGAACACCCGCATCATATGGGGGGCAGTGCTTCCCCAGGACAGAGCCAGGCTAGCCCAGAACGAGCAGCTTTTGGTCCAGTCGGGCATCCATTCCCGGAGAACGGCTATGGACGAGCTGGGCATCAGAGACCCTGAAGCCGAGCTGGCCAGGTGGCTTGAGGAAAGAAAACAAATCCTGGCCATGAATCAGCAGTTCAGGGCACAGTCTACCCGAGGCGGAGCGAGAGAGAGAAATGTAGCCGCCGAAATGGAGACCGAGCCTTTAGCTGAATAGTCTCTTAATCTCAACCAATCTCAATGAATCTCGGAGATTGATGGAGACTGATGGAGATTGATGGAGACTGATGGAGACTGTGAGAGATTGGGAGACAAAGGAAGGAGCAGCAAATTGGCAGAAGAACTCAACGAACACAGTGCCGAGGACTACGAAGCCCTGAAAGCCGAGCTTGAAGCCGAAAAGCAGCGAGCCGAGACCCGGGTGGCAGAGGCTACCCAGGCGCTAACCGAAAAGGTAACCACACTCGAAGCCGACCTAGCCGTCAAGACCGGTGAGCTTGAGACCATTCAAGGCCAGCTAGCCGAGGCAACCACAAACTTCGAGGGAGCCAAAGCAGCCTACGCCTATGCCGTAGAGGACTACAAGAAGCTGGTGCTGCAGACCAACCCCCTGTTCACCCCCGACATCATAGGTGGAGACACCATCGATGCCGTCAAAGCCTCCGTGGAGAAAGCCGGCGTCCTGGTGAGCAAGGTCAAGGAAGGCCTCGAGGCGCAGGCGTCAGCCCTGTCGCAGCTTAACGTAGTCCCGGCAGGCGCCCCCGTCCGCGGTGCAATCAACACCGAGGGCTTAAGCGCCAAAGAGAAAATTAATCTCGGGCTGGAACAAGCCCGAAAACGAAAGGAGTAAAAATGGGGGAAATCCCAAATGCCAAAACATGTAGCCTCGACCTTTTAAGGTCGAGGTCACGAGGCTGAAGCCTCGTGGCTACATCTGCCGGATTTAGGATTTTCTCCGAAGGAGATTAACATGGCAATATCACTAGCCGAAGCAGCCAAGCTTTCTAACGATGTCCTGTTACAGGGCATCATCGAGACCATCTTGAAGGATTCACCCATCCTTCAACAAATGCCGTTTATCGAGATTATCGGTAACGGCCTCACCTATAACCGGGAGAAAACGCTCCCCACCGCCGAGTGGCATGCCGTCAACGCAGACTGGGCAACTACCCCAGCCCCTGACCTCGACCAGCTCACCGCCACCCTGGCTATACTGGGGCAGAACGCCGATGTGGACAACTACATCAAGCAGACCCGCTCCAATATCCAGGACATCGAGGCAGCCATTATCGAGCTTACCGCCAAAGCGCTCAGGCATGAGTTCGAGAGCAAGTTCATCTACGGCTCGACCGCCAACTACATCGGCATCACCGGCGACGCCAATACCTTCAATGGCTTGATCAAGCTCATGCTCACCGGCACAGCCAGCAGCCAGGTTATCGCCATGGGCGCCACCGGCGCCACCCTTACCCTGGCCAAGCTTGATGAAGTCATAGACGCCGTCAGAGGCGGCAAGCCCGACTTGCTGTTGATGAGCCGCAGGTCCCGCCGGAAGGTCACCGCACTGGTCAGAGCCAGCGGTGCCTACATGGAGACCACTAAGGGTCAGTTCGGCGAGTGGATACAGCTCTATAACGGCATACCCATCGGCGTCAGCGACTGGATTCTGGACACCCACACCCTGGCCGGCAGCGTAGAGACAGCCATCACCGGCGCAGCCAACTCCACCATCTACGCACTGCGGTTTGGCGAAGGAGCCGTCTGCGGTGCTACCAACGGCGGCCTACAGGCCGAGCCTATAGGCGCTATGGAGGGCAAGGACGCCTCCAGAACTCGGGTGAAGTGGTATGTCTCACTGGTGGACTTTTGCATCCAGACGAGAGCCGCCCTAATAGGCGTTCAGGACTAGCGCCTTTGTCATCCTGACCCTGAACGTAGTGAAGGGGAAGGATCTGATAGCCTGGAGCATCCGCTCCAGGCTATCAGATCCATAGGGTGGTAGGGTGGGCAGGCATCCAGCGAGGATTTACTCCCGCTGGGATATGGGGAAAGGTGGTAGGGGGCGAGTGTCATTCACAAGGACCTCCTCAGCCCCCTCCACCAACAAACTGTCATTCTGACCCTGACCCTGAACGAAGTGAAGGGGAAGGGGAAGAATCTCATAGAGGGAGTGAACAGAAAACATGAACCTGAGCGACATGAGAACCCTGGTCCGGCGAGACCTCAAGGACGAGGACGCCTCGAACTATCGCTGGCAGGACAATGAGATTGACAGAGCCATCGGCAGAGCCGTAGCCGAGCTATCCAGGTATTGCCCCAGGGAGATGAAGTCAACCATTGCCACCGTAGCCGGCTCGAGGGAGATTGATATTTCCAGCTTGACCGATAAAGTCTCGGTGGACAAAATCGAGTTCCCTGCAGACAAGCACCCCAGGAGCTTTCAGCGCTTCTCTGTTTACCAGGGCACGCTTACCCTTATTGGAGACGTAGAAGGGGACGGAGAGGACTGCTACATCTATTGGGGCAAGGTACACACCCTGGACGGAAGCACGTCAACTATCCCCACCTACCTTGAGGATGTCTTAGCCCTGGGAGCCACCGCCTACGCCGTGCTGGCGCAAACCCAGTACCGTGTAGATGTAGCCGGCCATGGTGGGGAGCAGGCGGACAGAGACTACCAAGCCTGGGGGGACATCATGCTCAGGAATTTCAAAGAGGCGCTCAAACGCTTCGACAGAGGTCGCAAGCTCAAAATAAGCCAGTTCTATCAAGGGAGTGACAGTGAATAGCCCCTGTCACCCTGAGCGTAGCGAAGGGTCTACGTAAGCAAAAGGAGACGACAATGTCAAAATCAAAAATTGAAGAAGGACTACCTAAGACCAAGGACGGCCTCCCCTGGCAGGCATTCGCCATTGTGGGCAACAAAGAAGACCCGGAGACGTGGAAGCTGCCGCATCACACCAAAGCCATCTTCAGAGCCATCAAGGGCAAGGTCGGCCATTACAAGACCACGGACTGGGAGCATTGTGCCGCAGCCGTGGCAGCCTTGAGCCGTGGCGGATTCCGGGGCAAGAGGGTCGAGGCTACCGAGCAGCAGATACTCGACGCCGCCAGGCACCTGATGAGGCATTACACGGAAAACGGCAAACCGGTACCTGATACGCTGTCAGCCCTGGTCGAATAACCCCGCCCTGTCATTCTGACCCTGACCCTGAACGAAGTGAAGGGGAAGGGGAAGAATCTCAAAGCTGAGGTTGACATAAAATTAAAAATATCCCCCTGTCATTCTGAGCGAAGCGAAGAATCTCGGTG